TCAACTGCTTTGTCGTCAACATCATTATCAGTTGACTCAGCAAGTTTCTCCAGCATCTCAACGATCAACGCTTTGACACGTTCAGACTGCAAGAATTGAAAAAGGATTGGACGAATAATAGAGATAATCATGATTCATCTGCGGGTAGTGGTTCGTTGCCTTTGGCTAGCCATTCAAGGTAGCGTTGGTAGTCGGTGTTATCAGGATCAGTTGGAATCAAAGCATTATCTTCAATTCGTCTAATACAAGGCGCATTTTTTTGGGAAACTCTGTCCCAACATTTTTGGTAGGTATAAATCATTTTAAAGCTCCGCATTTAAGTGCATAATACCGTTGTTTGTGTGATTGTAAAAACAACACGCCCTGCCCCGCACAAACGCGTTTGAACCACCTGTATTAGCGTCAAATTCTATAGCAAATTTACTATTGTATGAAGCTACAAAACTGGTACAGGTTCTACCATTTTCTCCATCGTAAACATCAAACGTTCCACTAAAAATCAAAAGTGGAGCGGCACGCATTGTAACTGGAAAAGTAAACGCTCCTCTGTTAACGTCACTGGAACCTCCAATAACACCTCTAACAGGCGGGTCAGTGTGTTTTTGGTAATAGCGCATACACCTTATTTCTTCATCACCATAGCTCCGATGTTCAAAAGGTGTAGCCTTGGAACCTACTTCCATTTGGCAACCAGTCACTTGCCAGTAACCATTAAGGTTAGTGACGACACCATTTTGAACATGACCATAACAAAGCTTGCCAGTAGAATAACCGCCCCAACTTGTATTGTCAGTGCTGTTATAAGCAGAGCCAGCCACAATTGTAAATTGCCACCGCAGCCCGGCTCCATTATCATTGTTTATGGTTCCTGCTGTATCGCCTACAAACGTTAATGTTTTATGCTCCCAAGTATCTGCAGAGTTAATAGTGTAAGTTGAGCCAAGTATTCTATTACCGTCTGACGCATATAATCCAAGAGCAAAAGTGCCAGTTACAGAAGCTTTTACCCAAAACGAACAAGTGATAGTTTGAGCTGCATTAGTTCCGTAATTTAAGTGCTGAAGATTTTGAGCCTCAATCTCTTGATATAGCAGCATCCGGTCATTGCTGTCAAGTGTAGCCTCTGCGGTTGTAGTAGTAACTTTAAACGCACTTGTAAACCCTGGAAGATCTGTAATGGCTTCCTTTTCTACAGTTCCTGCAAAATCGTCAAGACCAGAAGAGTCAAATAACCACCTATCGACTGTAAGGTAACCATTATCGCCTGCAGTAACATTTTCAGAAGTAGATCTTTGCGCTACATTAAACGCCCCATTAATAATCAAATTGCGATTACTAAGCGGACCAGCCGTTGGCAACTGTTGACCGTCAATTGTGACGTGTCCATCATTATCAATCGACACACCTCCATCAGTTGTAGAGGTGTTTTCGATTTTGTTTACTTTAATAGTACTCATATTCAACCTCCCGGTTTAGTAGGCCAAACAGGGTTGGCTGGATCAGTAGTGTTTGCAGGAAGATCCCGCAGAGCTTGGCGGTAAGTAGCCATCTCAGCGCTCAGGGTGCTGTCAGACAGTGCCAGGTAGTCGGTTTCCGCGATAAGGCGGTTACGTTGTTGACGTAGTTCTTTCCATTGATATTCAATCTCAAGTTCAGCAGCTTTGGCAGCAATAGCAGCCTCGTCAACTGCAATTTTATTCCCATCAGAATCAAATGCACCGTAAGTGCTACTAACTCTCACAGCGTTTGGATAAAGAAGATGCGTAGCTTTAATTTTCATCCTGCTACCTCCATTAATGTAAAATGAGACATGGGACGACCTATTTTAGTAGCATCTGTATCATTTTCAAACATGTTCACAAAAACTGTTTGAGTGGCGGAACTCATGTGTCTAATCTTTACTCCGTATGTAAACGTACCTGCACTACCTGGAGTGTCTAAAAACATAGTATTGAGGGGTTGACATGAGTCTTGTCTATCAGGGTCAGAATAACCAACAGACGAATACCTAAATCTATTTCCAGCCGCATCAGCAATGCCAATATTTGTACCATCTCTATTCAATACAAATCCGTATGACGGAGTGGTTGCCATCATATGCATCGTACACATGATTAAAACTTTACTATTTGCTGATACTGTAATGGACTGTTCAATAATATTACTACTGACTGCCAGAGTTGCAAGATTATAACTCTCAGCATCTGTCTTTAGACTTTGAACGACCTGCAAAATATTCCCAGTACGCTCAAGGCGATCAAGCGTGCCAGCAGCACCCGGAATGGTGATGTTTAGATCCGATCCAATATCGTCGGGAACGTCCAGTTCAATCGAACCAGACGTTGCCCCATTTAGTTTGAGTCCCATCACTCACCTCCGCCAGGAAGCTCCTGTGCAGCGATCATTGCGTTGTAAGCATCTACAACTTCAGTAGTCCACAGTGCAGTAGCAACTGCCTGCATTTCAGCGCACTCACCAGTCATGTCACTACCAGGAGTCTTGACGTGGCGGTGGTAAGTACGACCCACCTCTTTGCCATCCTTTTCAACGATGTCTGCACGACGGCATTGAAGGATGTTGTAGGGAGGGATGATTTCAATTTTGTGTTCGTGACGTTCGGTAAAAGCCATTTTAAGATAATCCGTTTGTAATTAAATAGGTTTAATGGGGGTTAAATTTAAATTGCGCTGTAAATAATGTTTCCTCTCAAAATTAAATTTGACGGAACCGATCCTGAAACAGAAGCCGTTTCAGCAGTGCTATTTGGGTTGTTATACAAATCTGCAAATGTTCTTGCGGCACTGTCTTGACGAATTGAAACAGCTAACCATCCAGAAGAGGACACTCCTCTTATGTAGCTTATTACTCCAGACCCATAATAATTTCCATAATCTCTTGCACCGAATGGTAAACCATTGATTTGCCAACTACCACTTACGCCACTATTGCTTCCTGGATTTGTAAGGTAAAAAGATGCAATTACAACATCTCCTATTCTTGTGTAATGTCCTAAACGTTCAGTAAAAGAAGTTACACTACCGCTATTACTTCCAGAAAGGTACGGTGACCAAAGTCCTTCCTCGTAATTATCTAGCAATTCACTTTGCGTGGTTCCACTACCATCAGCAGTAGCACTAAAGTCAATGCCGTGACCGCTAGCCATCACGACGTTACCGTCAGAAACGGTTAGCCCGTTTCCGACAGTCAAACCAGCAGTTGTAGAAAGACTGTTAGCAGAGATAGCACCGCTAGCAGTGACATCTTGAGCCGTCAGATCATTAGTTCCAAGGCTCAGATTACCTGTCAATGTGCCGCCACTTAGCTGCAGGTAATCAGTGTTAGTTGGCCAGACATGTGTCTTCCAAACTCCGTCAGTGGCGTTATAGATGTATTTTACGCCAGTCGTTGAATTGGTGAATACGTCACCGTCAGAAGGACTGGCTGGAAATGTGATTGCCATTAAATCTCCATGAGTTGTTGTATTTGTTTAATGGTTGTAGTTTGTTTAGGCAACAATGTAGGTGGCACTAAAAATTAAATAAGCATTACCAATCCTATTACCAGCAATGGCGACGCGGCTAGTGGAAACACTACCGCTGGCGCGAAAAAAGTCGACCGCAGTGCTGGCTGATGCAACCCTGCAATATGCTCCAGCATCAATTGACTCACCAAAATCAACGGGTCCAGGTGCATAACCGCTAGTAGCACAAGTAAACGGCAATCCTCCCACTTTTAGCGCTGTACCATCTCCTGTGCCTTGAAGGCCATCTCCCCACAGGTAAACAGTCACCTGTCTTCCAATTTTTGTATATTTGGCGTTTGAAATAGTCTGAAACCCAGTCCATCCTCCGCTTGTAATGGTTGGCGTCCAAGTACCTTCTTCGTAGTCATCAAGGATATTAGCGGCAGCCGTATCAGTGCCAAAAATTACACCTTCTGATGCACCAACTCTACCGTTGTGGGTGACGTAAAATTTCGTGCTTCCTGTAGAATCTTTACCTTCGTAGATATTAAAGCCACCGTTATTAGTGTTTTGCTTGGCAGAAATTACGCCGCTAGAACCACTATTGACATCAAAGCGTCCAACATTGTCTACTTTTGCCCGTTCAACTCCACCAGTGACAATACTGACTTCATCTGTACCAAATTGAATACCAGTGTCGGTATCGTCTCCACGAGTAATACCCGGCGCAGCCGTAGTATTGTCTCCGTTAATTCTAATAGCCATAATTAAACAACAACCCAAGTAGAACCGGCACTGACAGTAACTGTTGCACCGCTGTTAATAGTAATAGGACCAGCCGTCATTGCATTTCGACCAGTTGCAATGGTGTAGTCAGTAGTGACTGCCTGATCGTTTTCGTGGAACACTTCATCAGTTCCACCACCTTCAGCAGACTTTGGATTCTGCTGTGGTACAAGTGGAATCCACTGTGCTTGACCACCACCTTGGTCGTAGTAGATGTAAGGAATGCCTTCATCGTTATCCCAATACACATCACCACCTTGTGGAGCGGGAGACGTGGGAGGGGATGCAAGTACATCAAATCCACCACCACCAATCTTGCCCCAAGACGTGCCGTCATAGCCTTCAAACTGAGTAAGTTGGCTATTGAAACGGACCATACCTGAAGCAGGCGTACCAGGACGTTCACCGGTATTACCGACAGGAACGTTCAGAGATCCAGTACCAGAGACAGCAGCACCGTCAGTAGTAGTTTCAAACTTCTTGGTAGCATCCCAATACAGCTCGACAGAACCATCTTGGTTCATGACAATGCTGTTTTCATTTGCTTTGGCACGGATTCTTGTAACACCAGTACCACTGTTTTGTACAGTAAAGTTACCAAAGGTATTACCAATGAAAGCATCAGCACCACTGTGATGGATGTCTAGCAGATCACCGTTACCAAAGAAAACGCTGTTACCGTTATCAAGCCTAATGTCATGACCATTGGCGTCCAGATCACCACCAAGTTGTGGTGTGGTGTCTTCTACAACCTCGTCAATACCAGCAATCTGTGTATCGACATAGTTCTTAGTTGCAGCATCTTGTGCAGCTGTAGGATCAGCCAGGTCAGTAATCTTTTTGTTGTTAGCGTCAAGATCAGCAAACAGTTCTGGCGTTTCATCTGACAGCAGGTTGAACGCAATAGAACCTTCAGGAATGGTAACGAAACCAAGCTGTTGATCTACCTCAAAGATCGGGTCATCAGTCTGGTTACCACCAATAGTAAACTTACCGTTGTGGTCAGTTGTAGCAGTCCAGATCTTACCGTTGTTAAGTTCAGTCTTTTGTTTAGTGTCATCAGGTACACCACCATTTTCAGGCAATGCACGATAATCAGTACCACTACCAACGTATTCCATAGTGTGACCGCTAGAAGCGATCATAGAACGAAGGTAGAACTCAACAGCAGCACCAGTCAGTACTGCACCATTAAGACCAAGGTTTGTGCTGCGGTTGTTAGGATCAGGGCGGCTAATAGTAACATCCCATCCAGCACCATTTGCTACAGCAGAAAGAATTGGATAAGTGATACCATTAATGTCTACAAGCATGTTGCTTTGCGGACGTGTTGCAGTACCATGCCAGCTACCGCCAACAACAGGTGCACCAATGGTAAACGTAATGTCTTGATCAGCGGCATCAACAGTAGTAACTGCAGTAAAGATAGCGCTTGTAGAGCGACCATTAGCAACCAATGCTTGATCACCAAAGTCAGTGGTAGATGCAGCCAGGTTAGCTTGACCACCATTCAGTGCTTTAATGTGATACTTGTTAAAG